ACCTATAGCAAAATCGACTTGTGACACACCCAAGCCTATGATTGCTACTTTTTTGCCTTGTAATTCTTGTATAGGTTCCACTAAGTCACGCTAGAGCGGACTGAATCGTATCTATACTCATCGCGCGTGCCGCGACCTTCTGATGTATTTTTCATTCTAGCTATCGCCTCCTTGAATCGCCCTTCAAACTGAGCAACGACATCTAGCGGTTCTTTGAGAAAGACTGCTCCTTCTACCAACGCTCCGTACAACAATGCGTCCGGATAATCCGTAGACAAAAATGTTGTACCACTGTCACTACCACTCGTTAAAGAGGCTGGTTTATGTAAATAATGAAGTTCAACCGTATACCCGCTATCAGGTATAGGACTCACTTCAAAAGATGTTTCGTCAAACAAAGAGTAATACTTAGGCGTGCCTTGTGTTGTACCAGGCGAGAACTCTTTGATGAATGATGGATGTTTGTAATCCAAATAATCGTATGTTGATGAATTAATTATCGCCAAACTCATAGGCGCATAAAAATCTGTCGGGGTCGCCAAAAACCTATTGCCAGAAGTTAGCGTGCCTTGCACGTTTTTTCTTTGGTTAGGCAGCTGGACTAAGGAAAAGATCCTATCTTCTGATTCTTGTATAAACCTATCTAACTGACTTGTAAACGTGGATTCAGATACCTGTAAGTAATCTTGCACAGCCGTTTTTAATGTAGCTAACGTAAAACTCATGTTGTTATTGTAACCTCTCCTAAACCAACACTAACAGAAAAAGTTGTAAGCACAGATCCTAATTTGCCATCGCCCACATTCGTGTAAACCAAGAAAGCAGAGTTGTCGTCCGTTACATCTGGCCTTGCGTCTTTTAATGCTTGCGGATCTTGCGGCGCTGGTTTTGGCATTAATTGTGGATGCTTGGCGTCCCATTGATCTGGGCCAACTAATAGTCCGTCCCATGTACGGCGCATGTCTTTTAGTTTGTATCTAAATCCTGTGATGTCACAGATTCCGTATGCAAATTTTCCTGATGCAAAAGCCATTATGCGTTGTTGTAGTTCCTCAAACTTGGTGCGATTCTAAAAGATGCTCTATCTTCATCTTGTGATAAAGCTCTTTGAAACTCATCTTCGTATATTGCTTTTAGAGCAGCCGTCCTTTCTGGTGCTCTTTTCATAGATATGTAATAAGCCAAACCTGCGGCCAAACAAGGATAGAATCTAAACGGCAGATCTAATGTGTTTGCGCCGGCGTCGGCATCGTCCATTCTAACTAATACGTTCATGTGGATTGTGTAAGTGCTAGATTTATCTGGTGTCGGCCAAACCGATATGGTTGGCGTAAGTTGTTTGTTGATAAAAAATTGATTTGGTTTACCGGTAGTAGATTTATTCGTTATGTGTGCGTACTCGGCCCTGCTTAGTCTACTCATGGGTATGTCTGTGGTTTCGTTGCTTACCGTTTCTCGGATAAAAACGTCCAATACATCTATAGGCGCCGTACCGTTTGTGCTATCAACGTTATAAGTTTTCGTATCTTTAACCATATCCACAGTTTTTTCTGTGATGGTCCATTGATTCAAACCTCTGTTGGCCCATTCTGCCAACATAAGATTAAGACTTCTGTTTGCGCTTTTTAGATCGTAACCGGTACGAAGTTCCAAACCGCAACGTTCAAATGCCTCTTCAACGTAATCAGCTACATCTAATTCAAAGTTTTTGCTGCCCGATGTTGCCATTAATCTTCTTC